GTCGTTCCGTTCGTATAGCTAAATCCGAATTCAACACCTGCTTCTCCAAAGGCGTTTGCTACTGTTTGCATAAAGTTATCAAAAATATCAACGTCCAATCTCCCATTTGCGTTGCCGTTTGCCGTTTTTGTGTTGTCTTCAACAAATTTCGTATGTTTATTTAGTTCCGATGCGACATAATTTGTGTACATCTTTACATTGCCACTCTCATGACTGGCAAGCGATTTTTTAGCAGCTTGCGATAAAACACGGTTATCACTGCCAGTGCAGCCCAACTCCCAGCCACCTCGAAATTTCCAGATTGCTTTTGTGATGATACTCTTTTTAACTTTTCCGTCCGCATCCTCAATTTCGATTTGCATTCCAAGTTTCGGATATTCTTTCCAGTTGTCAAACGCCTTATGACATTTTAATTTAAATGGACGCACGTTTAATTTTCCGACATGCATTCCAATTGTTTCCATAATCTCAAACACATTTCCTTCTGCTTGGTTTCGATAATTTGTATTATGGTCTTCATCGTATCTTACCATGCCATGATGTCTTCCATCTAAAAATGAATTGCCTGTAAGGTCTGTAATGACATTCCCACCATATTTTTTAGGGTTGCCCCACATCCCCCACACTGTCCCGTCAAATGTTTTCACTGATGTCTTTTGAAAATACAATTTGTATCCGGCAATGTCTAACGAATCACGCTCTATTTCATTGTATTGAATGGACACAGTGCCATAACCTGCAGATTCGTTTTGATATCCAAACGGTATGATTTGCAATTGTGGGTTGTCTGGTGTAAAATCTAAGCAACTATATTCCGTAGCAAATCCGGCGTATAGTTCGGCAATATCTGCGATGTAATCGCTTGCGGAACGACTGTTGAAATATCCGTCATTTTCATCCAACACCCCCCACATTCTTGCTATAAATGTGTCTGGTTGTGGAAATTCCGGCGAATCGTTACGAAAAATGCCGACTAAATCATGTGGAGATTTTCTAGATTCATCCAGTTGGTGTAAAGTAATTGTTTCATTTTCTGTTTCTGATAGCACGTTGTTGATAACATCTAAGATTTCTTCCACACTTTT